TGTATCAAGTATCGTTAATTCTGCTATAACCCCGCGCAGACTACCGATTTCATCAGCCATCTGAATCCTAATCGCATCACTAGCAAGAAATGTCGAACCTTGCCCAAAATCTGACATCACTTTATTGCGCCGAACATCACGAAAAGAAGCAACATCATCAATAAAAATATCTGCTAACCCGTCTAGTTCTTGTTGCAACTCCGCCCTACCTTGATCCTGTGCTGGGTTAAGATGCTTTTTTGGTGATTGAGAAGACACAACTTCATAGTCAATAAGACCGGCTGCGGTGCGAGCTTTGCTATCATCTGTCCAAGTAGCAATAACCCCTATACTCCCAAGTATCGCCGTTTTATCGGCATAGATACGACTTGTTGCCGATGCTATCCAATAAGCTGCAGAACAAGCCATACCTTGAACATAGGCAACTATTGGCTTAATTTCACAGGCTTCATCTAAATAACTAGCAAATTCATGTGTTCCTGTAACTTGACCACCTGGTGAATCAATACGTAATATGATCGCTTTGATGGAATCATCATAAAGCGCGACATCTAATTGTTGTTCAAGTGAATCTAGCGAAACAGCACTACTTATTTCAGTAAATAAATTAGCGCGGGTGAATATAGGCCCTATTACGTCAATTATCGCTATCTTATGGTTTTCATCAGAATAATCATCTAATAATGATTGTTCTGCTTTTATTGCTTCGACAAGTTGAGGGTTTGAATAACTTCTATTTGCTATTGATATGATTTGTTCTAATGCATCGGGCTTTATAGCCCAAGGGGTTTTATCAATAAATGATAAAACGCGATGGCTTAATTTTTTTTTACTTTTCATCACTGGTCATTATCATCCTCATTATTATTATCTGTCTCTGTTTTGTCTGCGATGGGTTGAAATGTTGACGTTTGCAAATTAACGCCTTGGCTACGCATCATTTTTTCTTCTTGTGCTTTTTCTTTGATCACATCTTTAAAATCATGACCAAATTCGGCTGTCACGTGAGATCGAGAACAAAAACCATACTCTACAGCTTTATTTGCTGCGTCATATTCTTTACCTGGATCGAGTTGACCAGGAGTCGGGCCAACCCATTGAGCAGAACAATATGCAGATTTGATAGCTATATCAGATAAAAAACCTGGCGCGTTAATTCTTCCTTTCATTACTGCCTCTGTTAAAAATTCTTCAAATACAGGTTGGCAAAATTTATTAATAATAAAACTTCTTTTTACCTTAAACATTTTCCAAGCCTCAAGAAGCGCCGCACGTGATGCGCTATAGCTTGATGAAAAGTGTTTTATTAATATTTCATATGGTAATTCTAGCGCCATTCCTATCTGTTTCATTGTTGCTAAAAAAAACGCGTCAAACTGATTATTAGGTCTTGCAGCATTCACAATCTGAAGCTCTTCACCTGGCGCGCCGTCAATCCAAGTACCGGATCCTAGCGTGTAATCTGTGTTTTCCCAGGGTTTTTCCTCATCCTCATCTCCATATTCGATAGGCATATCGTCGCTCGGTGGCTGA